AATAGCTGTTGTTCGCCACCCACGCCTGAGAGGTCAAATTGAAGCAATACGCCTGCCCGCCAGAGACGATGAGGACCTGAATTCCATTCGACACCAACACCGCGGGATTAGCGTCGATCGCGACAGCGCCCCAGACTGTCTGCGTGCCATCGGTAAAGTATTCGATGAACTGATTGTTCGCTACCGCAAAGGCTCTGCCGTTGATCTGACACTGCCCGCGCACCGGCCCCGCAGGGAATGCCGTGAAGACTGACAGCCCAGGAGTGCCGAAGTAGCTCTTGACCCCCGCCGCTTGCTGGCCTCCGTACGCGCTGATTGCCACTTGTGGGGAGCCTGACTCGTTCGACTCGGCAAACCAGTTGATAGCTTCTTCGTTCGCTACAGCGCTGGATTGGACGGTATAGGAAGGACCAACAAAGCCGAAGCGCATTAGTTGGTACGCCTTGTATAATTGAAGTCATGGAGAATTGGCTCGCAATTCCGGAGTATGAAGGACTTTACGAGGTTAGCGATGCTGGCCGAGTTCGCCGCATTGCGCGAACCACGACGAACGGAGGAAAGCCGCAAATCTTGCGCGGAGACCGCACGTCTCTCGGTTATTCCCGAGTGCAACTCTTCAAAAACGGGGTATACGGTCGTTTCCAAGTCCACCGTCTCGTGATGCTGGCGTTTGTTGGACATTCTGAACTCTCCGTAAACCACATAAACGGCGAGCCATCGGATAATCGACTTTACAATCTCGAATACTTGACGATGGCCGACAACCTGAAGGACTCTTGGAAGCGAAGCCCTAGGGAAGGTTTGAACCAAGGCGCACGCCACGGCAGACATAAGCTTTGCGATGAAGAGGTGAAAGCGATTCGTGAACGTCGTCAGCGGGGAGAACCAATAGCAGAGCTTGCCAACGCTTTCAATGTGACCATCGGCTCTATTTCGATGATCGCTAACGGAAAAACTTGGCGACATCTTCACTGATTCGCGGTTCCGGAGTAATAATTGAAGTCTCCACGCCTCCCGACTCCAGGCATTCCTGCGTCTCCAGTCGTTCCGCGGGGAGACTTGATGTTGTTCGTCTCAATCGTCCTAATAGACTCAGCCCATAGCTTCGCCAGGTCGGGAGAGATGGGCTTCTCGTACATCGGGCCCAGACTCACCGCAAGGGAGTAGACAATCGCATCCCAATAGCCCGGGGGAAGAGAGAATTGCTGCGTGTATCCGGTATATTCTCCCAAAACACCGCGCGACTCGATTCGAACCTGATTGGCTTGGGTGGGGACAGGCCAGAAATACAGATTCCCATTACCCCAATCCGGAGAATAGTAGCAGTCCGTGGGAAGCGTCGACGTAAGGTTCTTGACCCGTTGTTCAGCCCACCACGCATCATCCCGCATGTTGATCGGGATCTCTACCTGCGTCGGGGATGTGCTGTTGAGGATTAGCGACATCGAACGAATCTCGACCGGCCGCTGATTGCAATCGAACATCGCCCCAGGGCCTATTGTGATGGGCTGCGTGTTCACTGGGAGCGTAAAGACAGTGAATTCGATGTTGTAGATCATCGTCCGCTTCGCGTTGAAGCGGTCAATCAGCCTCTGAAGCTTCTGCAGCACGGTTGCGGAGTCGTCGGGAGACGGCTGCTCACCTGGAGACAGCGCTCCGATCTCTTGGAGCGCTGTCAGGATAAGCTGATTCACGGTGACCGTGATGGAGTTTGCGGGCGTTGCCAACTATGCCGCCTCACCCTCTTCTGCGGGGAAGTTATGCTCGTCGGTGATGACAGGCTCGCCGGGATAATCCAGGCCTTCGCCGGTGGCAGCGGTCCAATCGCCAGCATCTCCGTCGATGCCGCTGGACTTGAGCTGATAAGGATGATCTTTGGAATATCCTTCGCCCTCCAGCTTCTCGAGCTCTTCCTGCGACTTGGCGATGCAGCTCTTGACGACTTTTTTGATTTCGATGGGGGGCTTTACCGGCTTCTCTTGGATCGGTTCAGGCTGGAACTCTTCGTCGACTTCCTTGTACACCATGCGGGGAAACTCTTCAAATTCGGCCATCATGCCTCCTTAGGCTGCTACGGGTTTGCGGTTGTAGGCGCGCTTCTGCCTGAGGGTTTCGATCTGGTCATCCACGCGTGCGGCTTCCGCCTGGTACTGCGGGGAAAGCGGCTCTTCGCGCTCTTCGGTGAACTCAGGAGCTTGCACACTCCATCCTGCTTCGATCAAATCCTGCAGCTCTTCTTCTGACTCGGCGGTCTTATGGAAGACCTTCGCCGGGGTGCTCCGCGTGAGGTCGTAAACCATCATCGGGAACTTCTGAAAGCGATACTGCTCGCGGGGAGGGTTGTTCAGATCGACAGTCGACATTGGCTTGCGGTCGGCATCGAACTGCGCCACGATCTGCCGCATTCTCGCAACTTCTTCAAAACTAAGGTCTTGTGGCATAGTCACTCCGTAAATGGTGCGCATTTGGTCTTGCTTCTGCAGCTTGGTGAGTCCGGTTCGTCTGATTCTTGGCTCTGGGATTGGCATAGGAAAGTGAGGGACGCACCCCGAAGGATGCGCCCCTCGGAGGAACTAGTACGTTGTCGTGCCCAGCGAGTATGCGGTGTAGGTCGCACCAACAGCGTTCACATCTCCAAGTGCGGTAATCTGCAGGAGAAATTCACGGATGTTGAGCGTTGCCACTGTCGCTGTTCCGACAATCGTTCCGCCTGTGCCAGCCACCGCGGTAATGGTGCCCGCGCCGCCAGCCTTGAGGAAGAAGCGAATGCCAGACCCGACCTGCGCGCCCTGAATAGCCGGGATGAGCAAGCTTGCTGCGGGAAGCACGTCGTTTTCTGCGCCAGCGGCGGTATGGGTGATGAAGCCGCCCAAAACATCGCTGGGTAGGAGAGTGATGTTGCCCGCGGTCGTATACGTTACCGGGGCATACACTTCATTGACGATCGAAGAGAATGCAGGCGACTGCACGCTCGGCGTATAGCTCTGGACAACCGGAGCCAGAGTGGAGGGGATGGTCGAGGGAAGATTCGGATTGGCCATAGTTATGCTCCCACGACGCAGACAGCGCCGTTATCTTGATACAGGTTGCCGAGACCAAAGAGCGAATCCATGCGGTTGACCTGCACAGAACGAACCGGGTCCCACGCCTTGACCTTGCGGATCGACAGTCCGGTGTCAGGGTCCTGCGCCGCGCCTGCCTTCTCAACTGCGGACGGAACGTACAGTTTCGCTCCGACAATCGAGAACGCCTGACGGGTGAGACCAAGACCAACCGTGCCAACCTTGCCATTCGGCGTGGTCGTACCAGGCCACAGAGTCATCGCCGCGGCGTTCGCCGGCAGAGCATCCACGTTCTGATACTGCGAAGCAGGTCCGTAGATCGGGGGAAGGATGTTGATCACGTCCGCACCACCACCGACAGCGACAAGCGCCTGAGTGATCGTGAAGACCTTGTTCACCGCGTGACCTGGAATACGGCGGGTCATCGGGTTGACGAGGTTCACGCCAGCGAAGGAGATTTTGTCTCCAACGTTGAACGTATCGCCAGCCGTTGCGTTGACCGTGATCTGCGTTCCGGACTGGTTAGCACCATTCACCGTGTTGGCGCCAGCCCAGGTTCCAGCAGTCTGAGACCAAAGGGACTGAGACTCATAGAACATGAACGTCGATAGCTCGCCGATCACGCCTTCCTTCCACTGCTTGGTGATTTCATCAGCGGGGTGGAAGATCGAGGTGATGTTGGAGCCCAGGGTGCTCATCATGCTCGAGGAAATGAGCATAGCGCGCTTGCCGAGGACGCCAGCAGCATTCTCTTCGAGGCGCTGGCGAGCGGTGTAATACGTCGATACGCTGGTGGGGTCCGTACCGAGCGCGCCAACAGTCATGCTGGCATTCTGGTAAGCCCACTTCGCGCAACGCGAATCACACTCCTGCGCCAAAGCAGCCGCGGCAGGCTCGAAATACTGCTCCTGCAGCTCAGCTTCAGAGCGCTCAAGCTTGACGGCATCTTCGTAGTCGTCCCACTCGAAAGCGACCTGCATCCACTGGTCAAGGTTGACCTGAGTCTGCAAGCGGTTGATGCCCTGCGGTTCGTATCCCATGCCATTGGTGACCTGGAACCGCTGAGGGAATTTGACCGTGATCTGGCTGCCGGGGGCGAACTCCTTGTCGAAGTCC